GCGGCTTTCTTCTGCGCGGACTTGACGGATGGCGAGAAATCGCCGACGTTGGGTTCGGCGTTAAACGGCGTTTTGGTCCGCTTTCGGCGTCGGCGGTTTTGAGTTTTCGATTCCGTCGTCGTCGATTGCGGTTCGCCGTTTCGAATTCGAATTCACCTTAACGAAAGTAGAACAATGGACCTAAGAAAAGTTTCCTCGATTCTCTTCGCTGCCGTCGCCGTCGTGGCGATGTTATGCGTAGGGATGCCCTCCGAAGCGTCGGCGCAATGCTTCGCGAGTCAAAGCCAATGCGTCGCCAGCGTTAACCCCAACTTCGACGTTAATTTACCTTGCGCCGCCCAAGCCGCTTTGGTAGCCCGAGATTGCCGAGCCGCCGGGGGTCGGTTGTTCGGTTGTGCCGTCGAAGGTTTTAGCGCATATCTCTCTTGCAATGGCGGGCTACGCGCGCAGCGGCGAGCGTTGGCGAGATCAAGGCGGGTAGCATCCCGAAGTCTCGGCGTCTTTAGGTCGGCTTGCTTCTGACTATAACCGCACTAGATGCTTGCCCGGTTCGTCTTTCACTTCGCAGTGCGGCGAGCCGGTCTTTTTTCCCCGGTAGTTTAAGCGGTAAAACGTAACGGAGCGAAGGCATCGTCGCGACGTTAAGTTGTCGGTTCGAATCCGGCCCGGGGATCTGTTAGTTTTTAAATCCAAAGCTTAGTAGGATACGCCGTTATGAAGTTCATCCCCCCAAGAGTCAACATACTTCTTTTCTTGCTGTCGAAGGGCGGCAAGGTTAAGCAATTTGTCGACGAAAAATCGCCGGAAGCTGTCGAATTTTTCCGCAACCAATTCCTAGAGGGAAAAGCCTTCCTCTTGGATCTTATCGAAGAATTCAAAGAGTCCGTCGTCGCTTCCGCCGCCGACTCGAATGCCGCGATCGAAGAAAAAGCCGATGCCCTCGTTTCATCAAACATGGATTTCGCCGCGCGGTGTAGCGATATGCACGGCAAACATTCGGCGCGTGTGTTGGTGTCGCTCGCTGCGAACGACCCGCAAGCTTTGATCGACATTATCGACTACTGCGGCGAGCAATTCACCGGCGCAACAGCGGACCGGAAAGACGGGCACTTGATCGGACTGCCCGATGACTTTAACGAGTTAACGGCGGTTGTCGCAGATTCAACCGAAGTCGCCGACCACGTACCGACCGGCGAAGAGCGGGAACGATACGACGAACTAACCGGCGCGGGCGAAGGTGAAATCGTCGCGGTGCTAGACACCGGCGTCGACACGGACCACCCCGACCTAGAAGGAAAAATCCTAGGCGTCTTTTCAGAAGTGCCGGGCGAATCTGGCGAAGACATCAACGGCCACGGCACGCACGTCTTCGGTACGTGTTGCGGACCCGCCGCGATTAGCCTTTCGCATAAAGCGAAAGGCATTTCGATTAAAGTTCTCGGGGGCCGCGAAGGTTCGGGCCTTTCCTCGTGGATTGAAAAAGGTTTGCTCCGCGCGTTAGCGTGGCGTGGCCCGAACGGCGAACGCGTGACGCATATCAACATGAGCATCGGCGGCGCACCCTTCCATGCGGGGACCGAACGGGCGTTAGCTCTTTGTACGGCGGCGGGTATCATTATTTTCGCAGCGGCGGGCAACGACGGTTGGCGTCGAAACGTCGACTTGGTTAACAACCCGGCGCGATCGATTCATACTATTGGCGTCGGCGCGTTGACCGTCGACGAAGACCGAGCCGCGTTTACTTCGCCCGGCCCGTTGGTCGATGAAGCTTCGCAAGGTGTTGGCGTACTGTCGTCACAAATGGGTGGCGGTCGCGTACGACTTGATGGTACTTCGATGGCTTCGCCTCTTAGTTGTTCGAAATCTATGTCTAACCAATCGTTTCACGTCCGGCAGGGTTTCGCGCGGCTGGAAGACACGGCAGACCACCGGGCCTTTGTGGTCATCCACGGTCGCGACATCTTGGAAGTCGGCGAAGATGACACAAGCGGAAGCGGCGTCTTCGATGTTTATGATACTTTGCTAGAACGCAAGCCCGACGACGTTACGTTGCTCGCGGTGGGCCGACGAAGCAAAGCGGCGGAAATGTTGGCCGCGTGCCTGATGTTCGTGCTTATGATGTTCGGCGGCTCGGCGATAGCACAAGACGCGCCGACACTCGACACGACAGTTACGGTTTACGAACAAACCGAAGTTAAATTCGGCGACGTTTTCGTCGAGCCGACGAAAACGCGGATAGTTGGGACGCCGACGACTAACAGCGTACCGGCGACGGCTATCGAGGTCGATAGCGAAGCGGCGATAGTAGTCGGGTCGGATTTGCAGCCGGTCGAAAAGAAAACGATTGACGGTTCTTTGCTTCTCGCCGACCCCGGCGAGTACTTGGTTTTCCCGTCCGGTACGATGTTTAAACGCGTGACCGTCCAGGCACCCGAACCCCAATTCGACGTCGCCCCTTTGGTCGAGCGTCTCGCGAATACACTAAACGACCCGGCTACGGTTTCGCTTCTGCTTTCTGCGTATCAATCGTCGGCGTTTACGATAACCGACCCGTCGGTCGATCTGGACGGCGCTAAGTTGGTAGTTCAAACGGCGGTGGTGGATGCGTTATCGCGGCGACCGTGGGAAAGCCAGCGGGTAGACTGGACGAACGAATTTCGCCGACCCGTCCAAGCGGAGCTAGATCGACTCGGCGTCGCCGACGTCGCGGCGTATCGTTTAGCGGTAGCGGAGATTATCAAGGGGCTCATTGCGGCGACCGCGAGTGAACCGTCGGCGCAAAGTACGCCGATCGGTTTCGATAACACGATCATCCATTGCCCCGGGCGTTTTTGCCCGCCGCGTTAGCGTGGCAGCGTTTCTAGTGCCGGCGGCCTTCGTGGTCGTCGGTTTGTTTTCTCTCTATGTCGCGACCGTGCGGCGATAAGGTTTTGAATCATGGCAGAAGCGGCACTTAAACCGGTCGAAGCAACTAACGCAGTATTCGACGGCGTGGCAAAGGTAGGGATACAAGCGACGTTGCTTTTAGCCGTCGTTGGGTTCATGCTTTGGCAGCTTCATAGCGCGTCGATAACCGCCAAAGAGGATAAAGACTTCCAGCGCGGACAAACTAAACTATTGGCCGAAGTAGTCATGTCTTGCACCGAAGCTATGAAGACGGGCAACACGCGGCTAGAAAAGATGGAAAGTTCCATTAACGATCTTAAAACCGAAATTCGGAGTAAGTAAAAATGCTTTCACGAGAACAGCCGTCGCCGCCCGATTCGCAAGACGTAACCGCCGAAGGTATCGGCCTTGGGAACGTAGACAATACGGCGGACGTGAACAAACCAACCAGCGCCCCGACGTTGGCTAGGATTCAAGCTATTGATAGTACGTCGTATTCCGTGTCACTTCCCGGCGCCGTCGAAGAATCGGAAAGCTTGTTACAAAACCCCCGTTGGCTTAATCCGCTACCTACCCCAAACGCGCCGCCGGACGAAGGCTTTTATGGGAGCGGCCAAGTCGTTACCACGGTTGAACCGGCGACTCAGTTCGGGTACGAAGGCAACGCGGTAAGGTGTGAAACCCCGCTATCTAATTTCCTATATTTGCTCCCAACGGAGCGGATAGAGGCAGACCAAGCCTACCAAGAGACGGGCCGAGTTTCGGTCAACTTGGAGCTATACGCCGATGAAACGGATTCGGTTCAGATTCGGTTGTTCCGCGCCGACGCCGATGGCAGCGAAGTTCAACTATCGTCTGACAACCTAGACATCGTCGGCGGCGAAGTGACGGTGTTTAACCGAACGGTCGACTTCCCGGCGGATCAACAGGATTTGCGGATACGCTTGTTTAACCCTGATGGTCCGATATGGTGGGGGCGGCTCGGTATCTTCGGCGGCGACTTGGCGAAGGTGGAATCCGAAGCCGACACCTTGGGCATAGTCATCGCCAAAGAGGTTGGGCGGGCGATTCGGTTCGACGGCGACGAAGCTGAAGCCGGATCAGAAGGCGGATCGGAAGACGGCGAAGTCACGTTAACGGGCAACCCCCGTTGGGTAAACGACGCGCAGTTCGATAACACAAGCGAAGGGACGGGGTTTTTTCCGGTTTCGCAAGTCTCGTTTGAAATGATCGACGCCGCCGCTTTCGGCTACGAAGGCCGCGCCGTGCGTGCCAGTTCTACCGGGTCAAACTGGATCATGGGTGTAGACGCTTCTGATATTTTGCCCCTACCTAACGGGCAACTTTCCGTAACCTACGAAGCGCTTTCGGACACCGCGCAAACGGTATCTTGCCGCATGTTCGGGAAGAGCGACACGAGTGAACCGACGTTAAACAGCCAAAGTGTTACGTTTGTTCCGGGTGAAGTGCAGACGATACAAGCGGTAATACCTTTCGCGGATGATTTCACGCAATTACGAATCCGCTTCTTTAACGCTACGGGGCCGCTAACGATCGGTCGCGTAGGTTTGCGTCGCGGCTCGGCCCCTCTTTTGGAATCGCAAGCGGACATCAACCTTGCTTCCCGTATCCAAGAGATTCGGACGTATTCGGCGCCTAGTACGAGTAAAAATCCGGTAATTCAATGGGGAGATTCATTAACGGCGCAATCCGAAGCTGACGACGCCCTCGGCCAAGTGTCGGGCCGCGCGGTTTCTTATCAAGGCTTCGGCGGTGAGCGTTCCTATCAAATCCTAGATAGGTACTTGGCGGCGGGACCAAGCGACCGGACGCATATATTTTGGGTCGGGCGTAACAACTTCGGTCAACCGAATTTCGACGACATCGTCGTTTCGGACGTTGCGGTTATGGTCGCTAACATGACGCATCGACGGTTTATTGTTTGCATGCCACCTAACGGCGAATTCGCGACGGAGTATCGCGGAACGGGTGAACGTTACCCGGCGATGCTGAGGCTAGAGCAACGGCTACGCCAGATATACGGCCCACGGTTTTTAGACGTGCGATCGTTGTTGATACAATCGTTCAAATACGAAATCGCTAAACTAGCTCAACCGTTCGCGCAACCCGCGATCGGTGAATCGGTGCAAATCACTTTCGACGTTAACGCCCTCGTTGACGTGGGCGATGCTGTCCGAATCGGTCAACTAAATCTAGCCGACGAATATCAAGTAACGGCGGTCAACGGTAACACGATAACCGCGACGTTGACGGAAGCTGTATCGGTAGACGTAGGCGAAACGGTGGATAACGAGACGTTTGACGGACCCAACGGAGCCCAAGAATCGACGTTCTTTCGCCACCTGATGCGAGGGTCGGATTACGACTCTTATCACCGGGACATACCGCCCGACACTCTTCGTTCCGACGGGGTCCATTTCGAGCCCGAAGCAAATTTAATTATCGCTACTGCGCAATCTGACCTACTAGACCAACTGGGGTACTAACATGGCGAACGCCGAAAAAGATAAACCGTATTCGTTTCGCGCTAAACTACTGAGTCGCATCACGGGGCGCAGGTTAGTATCGCCAACTATTGCTCTTGGTGATGCAATCGCGACACTTGCTAACGGAACGCAACTTAATGTTCCGTTGGGTCAAATCTCTGTTGACGTTTCGGGTAACGTATCGGTTACGTTGACCGCCGTGCAAAATAACGCCGTCGGCTATATCGCGCTCGATCTAATCGACGCATCCGGGGACGAATGGCTTGACGTGTATTTCGATCCGGTCGAAGTAGTGGAAGCGGGGGCCGCTGCCGGCGGGGCGTCGGACGCGGATATAGCCAGCATAATCGAGAAGCTGGATAAAATCCCCGGCAAGGGCACCGGGCCATATATGCGGCGGCACGAAAACGGAAAGGAATTTACCGAGCAAATACTACCTCCCGGCTCGGCTTAATTATGGCCATTGGTGATGACCCTTTGAAGCAAGCCGCATTTCTCGCGGCCTACGCGGAGTGCGGCGTGATATCGCGAGCCGCCGAAGCTTGCGATATGTCTACGCGCCGGCACTACGAATGGCTCGAAAGGGACGACGAAGAAGGCACGTACGAAACGGCGTTCAACGACGCGCGCGAACACGCGGCGGGCCTCTTGGAAACCGAAGCTCGCCGCCGCGCGATTGAAGGCGTCAAAGAACCCGTTTATCAAAAAGGGGAGTGCGTCGGGTATAAACAGAAGTATTCCGACACGTTGCTGATTTTTCTGATGAAGGGCGCAATGCCCGATAAGTACGCCGATCGGAAACAGATTTCCGGCAAGGGTGGCGGGCCTTTGGAGATACACGAAGAGATTGTATTCTCTAACGACGATAGCGACCTTTGGGGTGACATCGACGAAGAGGGTGAATAATGGTAGCCCCGCGTCGGCTACGGCGCAAGGCGCGAAAGAAGGTAATCAAACTTCACCGCGTCCAATCGAAATTTAAACTTTCACCTTCCCGCCTTCGCGCCTTTGTCGGCGGCATCGGTACGGGCAAAAGTTGGATCGGCGCTTACGATCTTGTTACGCGAGCGAAGCCGGGCCGCCTTTACATGGTTGTTGCCCCTACGTTCCCGATGCTTAGAGATGCGGCATGGCGAGCCGTCAAAGCGATCGCCGAAGAACTAGGTTATCTGCGAGAAGAGAACAAAGGCGAAATGCGAATCGTCTTGGGCAACGGAGCGGAAATCCTAGGAAGATCCGCCGACGATCCGGATAGACTTCGCGGGCCGAACCTCAGCGGCGTTTGGATGGACGAAGCCGGGTACATGACCGAAGCGATTCTTAACATCATGCTTGGGCGTCTCCGCGAAGGTGGCGAACTCGGTTGGCTATCCGCTACGTTCACTCCCAACGGTAAGCGCCATTGGACCTATCGAGAATTCGCATTAGCCGACGACTCTGAATTGTTCCATTGTCGGACGTCCGACAACCCCTTTTTGGTTAAAGGTTTCGCGTCGGCGTTGGAAGGGCGATATTCCCCGCAATTCGCGAGGCAAGAATTAGAAGGGCTATTCGTTGAGATTGACGGCGAAGAGTTTTCGTCGTTGTGGTTCGACCCCGGCGTCGCGAGCTTCGACGTATGGCCGGCGCGTATGTCCGTCAAGACGCTGGCGCTTGATCCGTCGAAGGGGAAAAGCGACCGCGTCGGGGACTTTTCCGCGTTCACGATGTTGGGCGTAGATGCCGACGATACGTTGCTAATAGAGTGCAACATGCGCCGTCGACCGATTAACGAGATGGTAGCAACCGGCGTCGATTTATTCTTAGACTTTCAACCGCACGCTTTCGGGGTAGAATCAAACGCTTGGCAAGATCTGTTGTCGCCCGAATTCTCTCGCGAATTCAAACGGCGGGGCGTCATCGCGCCAGAGATTTTCGAGATACATAACTCGGTAAACAAACAAGTGCGAATCCGTAGACTTGCCGGCTACCTAGCCCACGGTCGCGTTAAGTTTAAAAGCAACTCACCGTCGACACAGATTTTAATCGATCAATTTTTAGATTTCCCGAAAGGTCCGCACGACGACGGGCCGGATAGCATGGAGATGGCGGTACGACTCGCCGAACATTTAACCCAAGGGTAAAACCAATGTCCCGCGAACGTGACGAAGAGTTAGAACTACTGGAATCGAACCTAAAAGATTTGGTCGAATCGTACGTCGACCCGACCGAAGCTTTGCGCGGGCCGGGTGGCGAGCTATGGAACCCGATAGCGGGTTCTCGCGCCAACAACGCGGCGTTATCGTTGCTTGAAGAACCGCCGTACCGCACTTGGGAAGAACATCGCCATATGCGAATCGTCGGCAAGTACTTAGAAAACTATAACGGCTACGCGAAGAACGCGCACCAAACGCGAATCAACTACATTGTGGGGACCGGCCACGTTTACAGCGTTACGAAAAGTAGCCCGGAATCTAGCAAAGAAGCCGTCGCCCGCGTAACCGAATTTATCAAGCAATGGAAGGTCCGAAACGACTGGCTTTGTCGTCAAGAGGAAATCCGTAATCGATGCGACCGAGACGGCGAGATTTTCTTACGTAAATTCAACGTTGACGGGTACTTGATACTTAGGTTCATCGAGCCCGCCAACGTCATAGAACCGCCATCGAACCATCGTGACGAACGTCAGTTCGATTATTCGTTCGGCATCAAAACCCCCGTCGACGACGTCGAAACCCCTCTAGCATATTGGGTACAAGACGCGACCGGTAGCGGTTCGTTTATCCCGGCGGAAGAAATCCAACATCGAAAAGAGAATTGCGATTCGTCGCTGAAGCGTGGGATACCGCTACTTTGGTCGATCCGCTTTTCATTAAACCGAGCCGTCAACATCCTCAAAAACAACTCACTGGCTATCAAGATTCAAACGGCTATCGCGTTGATCCGTAAACATAAGTCTAGCCGCGAAGTTACGCGTACGTTCTTGACGACAAAGGCGAAAGACGATTTGACGAAGAGTGCCAACCGGAAAATCGATACTGTTAATAGATACCCGGCGGGGGCGATCATAGATTCGAACGTCGACACCGAATACGACTTCCCGAAAGTTGGGGCCGACCCTGAGAAAAGTGTTAAAGCTTTGCACGCGGAACTGAGATTGTGCGCGGTGGCGATCCAATTTACCGAATACATGTTCTCGGGCGACGCGAGCAACAACAACCGGGCATCGTCGGAAACTGCCGAGACGCCCACGATACGTCGTTTCCATCGCGACCAACAACGTACGGCGGACGCGGATCTGGAGCTTATTAACGAAGCCGTTAAGCTCGCCGAAGAAGAAGGAGTGTTGCGTAAAGGCGATTTCGATGCGGTCAATATCGAAGCGACGCCGCCGGACATTGAACCGCGCGATAAGCTTAAAGAGACGCAGGTTATGACGGCGTTACAAAACGCTGGCGCTATGTCAATGCAAACGCTATCGTCTAAGGCGGGTCTTCTTTACGAAGAAGAACAAAACAACATCCGGGACCACGAAGAGCGCGACGGCGATTTGCCGCCCGGCATTACGAATGAGCCTTCGCGTCTTCCGCCCCCTAACAACGAGGGCGAATAGTGCCCTCAGAAATCGACCAACGTTTAGCCGCCGCGCATAACCTACGGCAGATCGAAGCGATGATACGTTTAGAGCGCATCGTTGAAAGTTTCGACGCGATATTCGACGATGCGTTTAACGCCGTCATAAACCACCACGCGCAAGCGATCGCGGGGTCACGGCTGCCCGTTGCTCGGTTCATATTCGCGCCGGCGATTATTGCGGCTATCCGCGAAGTGCGGAACGAATACGAAGGGTTCGCCGGGTGGTCTTTTACAACCGCCGTCGCATCGTTAGTAGTGGCGGTTCCGCGATCGTTCTTTCGTTACGTGTCGCCCCGGCTCGCGATGTTCGAATCGGAAGTAACGGAAAACAACAGAGACTTTTTGCAAGGGGTTTTCTCTGGCGATGAAGAAGACGACGGCGTTATACCGTTTATGCGTCAACTATTCGGCGAAGTTCTCGCCGACAGCTTCACGGAACCGATAGCGTTGGGTTCGTTTAAAGACCTGACGCCGAGCCAATGGCAAAACGTTTTAGAAGAGTTAGTTTTCCCTCCGCCGTCTCCAGCTCGGTCACGCGAAATACTGGACGCGGTAGATGAGCAAGGTTTTAATTTCGAAAGCCGATTGGAAAAGTTGACGCGGAAAGCTGACGACGCGGACCGCGTCGCCAACGAAATAGCTGTCGGTTTTTCTGAAGGGGAAAACTTACAAGAATTAGAGAAGCGTGTTAGGCCGTTAGTCGATGGAATCAAGTCTTCAGCTAAGCGTGTCGTTCGAACCGAAGGTTTGCGGATCGCCGAGCGTATGCAGCGCGAGACGTGGGAACAGCTCGGCGACACGATGACAGCGGTACAGATTCTAGCTACGTTAGATCAAAACACGCGCCCAGCCCACGCGTTACGAAACGGGCGGCTTCACTTTCGCGAGCCCACGGGCGACCAATTGGGTTTAGATACGTTGCCGCTACTTCCGGACGAACCCAATTGCCGATGTTGGTCGACGCCAGTTTTGCGTCCGCCACCCGGCTTCGCAGATAACCCTGCGTTGCAAGCCGCATTCCGGAACGCCCAAGGTGCGGGCATACCGGACCCGGCGACGTATGACCGTTGGTTTTCTTCGGTGGGGGAGCGTCGGCGCAAATTAGCCGTCGGGTCACGTCGATACGACACCATAAAAACGGTTCTTGACGGCACGCGTGACCCGGAATGGTCGGATTTTATCAACGCGGAAACCGGCGAACTTCTACCTATTTCGGAACTAAAAGAAGAAAACGCGTTAGACCGCGCGGAACGGAAATTAGCGGTTAACGCGTTGATTTCTGCCCGGCGTGAAACTATCTCGCAGATTGCAAGCACGGGATTTCTGCTGCCGTGACTCGGCCGGCGCCGCCACGCTTTTCAAATAAAGGGCTTGCAAACGGCCCGGCGGTTCTTTCTTATGTAGTTCCATGATTACGAAACCCCAACCGATTTTCGAAAGCTTTAGCAGCAAGACCGGCGAAGTCGATCTAGCCAAGGGCATCGCCTATGGCGTAAAGGTAGTTGGTTTCGTTAGCAAGAACAAACGATACTACAAACCGGCGGCATTGCAGCAAGCGGTTCCGCTTTACGAAGGGATTAAAGTCTACTTCGACCACGTTGAAGACAAAGACGCAAAACTGGGTCGCAAATTTGGCGAGAAGTTCGGCGTACTTCGCAAAGTTCACTTTGTCGAAAACGCAGGTCTTTTCGCCGACCTTCATTTTAACCCGAAACACCAATACGCGGAACAGTTCGTTTGGGACGCAAACAACGACCCGGAATCGTTGGGTCTTTCGCATCATGCGACAACGCTTACGGCTCGTTCACGCGATCGCCATAACCGTACCGTTGTGGAACAAATCGTTAAAGTTAAGTCGGTGGACGTCGTACCGGACCCGGCAACAACACAAAGTCTTTTTGAAAGTACCGACATGGACTCTAAAGAAATGCCTGACGGCATGCCTGACGGCATCACCGCGAACCCCGTAAACATGATGTTAAAAACAATGGCAGGGAAAATCGGCGAACTCGCAGAGGGTGAAGGCGACGACGACTCTAAAATGAAGTCGTTGGCCGAAATGGTAGGCAAGCAGGACAAACTAATGTCTATGCTTGCCGCAAACAAAGAAGCTTGCGATTCTAGCGGTAAGTGCGTACCGCCTTCGGAGAAACGGGAAGGCGAAGAGCATGAATCCGTTATTGCGGGTTTGCGTAAAGAACTCGCCGGACTTAAGAACCTCTTGGAAAACCGCAACGAAGCCGACAAAAAATCGACGCTGAAAGCCAGCGTCGAAACAGCGTTGGAAGCTGCCGGCCTTGACGCGTCAAATCGCGATCACGTTTCCGACATTTTCGCGGGCCAATTACTCGCGACCGAAAGCGTCGAATTGCGTACGCAGATGATCGAAGAGCGGGCCAAGTTGGTCGGCGCCGGCCGAAGCAAGCTGCCAACGAAACCTAAATCAGCCGGCGCGACTTTCCGCGAGTCGACCGGCGACAGCGAGCCGAAAGACGCGGCGTCGTTTGTGAAAAGTCTTCGCTAATCGAAGCGGGTAGTTTTTGCCACGAAATGCCGTTTAACAGTTCGACACAAAACAACTAACCCATAGGCTTAACTATGTCAGAAGAATTCAAATACATTTCAGAAGATACCGATCCAGTCGTCACCGACGCAGTCGCGGCGGATACGGTTATTGCTATCGGCGATTTCGTTAACCGCACCCCCGAACCTTTGGCCGACGCCGCAAGCGCGCCAACCTTCTTAGGCGTATCGGGGCAGCGATCCGACGCCGGCGACACTTTTCGCCTCCGCGTTTCTACTAAGGGGCGATACCAACACCCGGTGACGCCGGACACGTTCGAAATCGGCGATATGGTCGCTATTGCCGGCCCGCAACTCTTGGTTAAAACCGCCAACGCGGCGCAATCTATCGGGCGGGTAACGAAGCGATACGCGACGCCGACGTCTTTCGTCGAGTGGCGGATCAGTTCGCGAGTGATGGCGGACACGTAGACCGAAAACGTCGAACGTTCGGCGAAACCTTCTGAGTACAAAACAATAAACTTATTTTTTGAGGCTTAACGATGGCACTTTTAAACGCAGCAAAACTTCGGAACGAAGTAGTAAGGCACGGTTCGGCGTTGGTCGTCGAAAAACTGACCGAAGCTATCCAGCTACATAAGGACGGCGAAACGGGTGGGCTAAATCCGCATGATTTGTCTATCCGCGATCTGGCGGAATCCATTATGGGGCACGAAGCGGTTCGCGAAATGAACCCGAACGATCAATCTACGGTTAGCTTTCGCGAATCTTCCGACGCGGTAGATTCGACAGCGTTTTCGAACATCACGGGGCAAATTGTCTACACGGAAATCGAAAACGCTTACGAAGCCGAAACGAACGTTATCACGCCGTTATTTCGAAACGTGCCAACGCGGCTAAACGGCGAAAAGATACCCGGCATAACCGGGTTGAGTGGCGACGATGCCTTCGTGATTCATGAGGGCGAAGAGTACAAGCGCGCGGGTATCGGCGAAACGTTCACCGAAACGCCGGCAACCACGAAACGCGGTTTGATTGTCCCGATTACGAAGGAAGCGGTTTTCTTTGACCGAACTGGCGTAATCTTGGAACGGGCCAACAGTGTCGGCGAAGCCTTGGGCATCAACAAAGAGAACCGTTGTATTGACGAATTTATCGGCGTCACGAACGGTTACAATTGGGAGGGGACGGCTTTCGCTACGTATCAATCGAACGGGTCGTCGTGGACTAACCAATTGCACGGCGCTCGGTACGACCTCGAAGACTGGACCGATATTGATGCCGTCGAAAACCTGTTCGATGATATCGTTAACCCACATACGGGCGAAAACATCGAACTTCGCGCTACGACCGTCGTCGCTACGCGGAACCGAAAGCATCAACTACGCCGGTTGCTTAGTGCAACCGAAATCCGTTCGACCGTAGGGAATCAAGAGACGATTTCAGGTAACCCGATCGGCGGCGAAAACTTTACGGGCATCACGACGCGACGCCTTAAAAGCCGGCTGAAAAAAGGGCTCGGGTTAACCGATGCCCAAGTAGCGGCGACGTGGTTTTTCGGTAACCCTCAAATGGCGTTTAAGTACATGGAGAACTGGGGGCTCACTACGGTCCAAGCGCCGCCGAATGCGTACGCAGAATTTGAGCAAGACATTGTCGCTCAGTACAAGGCGTCGGAGCGAGGTGTGGCCGTTACGGGTAACCCCCGATACGTTTCTCGAATCTTCGGATTCGACGGCGGCAACGTCCCGGGCTAGAAAACGTAAGTTTCAAAACGTCTGAAAACTTACAACGCAAACGCCGGGCGGTTTTCCGTCCGGCTTCATTTTTTGAAAGTTTAAAACCATGACACGCAAGAAAAAAGGGAAAGTTAAACACCAAGCCCCGAAGGGTTCATCGATACCTACCAAGACACTGGGCGAACCGCCCGCGTCAACGGTGACCGAAGACGCGTTAGAGCCGTCGACCGAAGAAGCGTCGACCGAAGACGCGTTAGAGCCGTCGACCGAAGAAGCGTCGACCGAAGAAGCGTCGACCGAAGAAGCGTCGACCGAAGAAGCGTCGACCGAAGAAGCGTCTTCGAAAGGTTCCGCCTTATCACCGTTCGGGCAAAGTAACGCACCGACCACCGAAGAGGCGTCGACCGAAGAAGCGGAACGTAAACCGTTTCGTGTAAGTTGCGACGCCCCGAACCTGAAGGTAAATTCGGGGGACTACCTAGCGACAAGCGTCGAAGATGCAAAGTCGCAGTTCTTCAAAGCGGCGGGGATACTTTCAACAAAGCACCCCGTGAAAGTAAAACCCGGCGAAGACCTTTCGGACGTATTCGGCGACATTTAATTTTTGTTTCGGGGGCACCGGTGGCTACACGGTTAGAAAACTTAACAGCGGCTCGCGACGGCTTTACGGCCCAACTTGCCGACGTAGCCGCCGGACCTAAGAAACCCTCTTATAACATCGACGGGCAGTCGGTTAGTTGGACGCAGTACTATCAATTTTTGATGAAGTCGATAAAAGACTTGGACGCCCAAATAGCCGCCGCCGATCCTTACGAATTCGTTTCGGAAGGCGGTTAACATGTTCGACCCTATCGGGGATTTCGAGAACATCGTCGACGGGCTCAAACCAATAACGTTGGTTCCGGTCGGCGGTGCGAACGTCCCCAACATAACGTCGCTTAGGCGTGCGGTAACGCATAAAGAGGCCGCCGCATCGAACGGACGCTATACGACGTCCGATACAGTGTTCCACGTTTCGACCGTCGATTACGGCCAACGTCTTCCCTTGGGTTCCCGAATCATAGAAGCGGACGGCGAACGATGGACGGTCTTAGAGCATGCGTACCAAACGTTACTAGCCCGCTGGCGGTACGTGGTTCGACGACTCGATACGGGGTTCGACGCGGATAAACCTAGTACCGTGTTTAGGGAAGTCGCGACATACGCTAAGTCGCTAACCGGTGCACTAGAACCTACTTGGGTTCGCGACGACGCGCCGACTAACGTACGGTTCGAACCGATAGAAGACACGCGACAAGTCGAAAACGATATCGCGCACTTCCCGGCTAAGTTTGTAGGGTACTTCGAAACTGAAATAGAAATTACGGTTAAAATCCGGTTCGTCGACACGACTAAAAACATAATATACAAACCGGTTAAAGCGATGGCCCGCGAAAAGTTAGGGGAACTATTCGCTGTTGAATGCGAGGTAACCCGTTGGCCACTAAGTTAACATTTAATGGCGACGCTTTCAAAAAGCATTTAAAGAACGCGACCGCCGAAGGTTTGAAAAGTGCGACGGTTTTTTACCATACGCAATGCCAACTCGCGGTTAACGTGGCGAACCCGTTAAACCCGGACACCGGGGAATACGATTCGCCATCGGAGCCGGGGGAAGCCCCGCGCGTCCGAACCGGCTTTGGCCGGAAGGGGATTGTTTGGGAGTTTGACGAAGATAAGTTGGAAGGCCGCGTCGGCGTAACGTTGAACGCTCTTTACATGTTCTGGTTAGAAATCGGAACTAAACACATAGCGAGGCGCCCTTGGCTACTGTCAACGTTACTAACGCATCAAGAAGTTATCGGGTTGCTCGCCGCATCGGGTGCCCCGAGTACGGAAAGCGGGAATAACTCAAATGGCTAGTTGGTTAAGTTACTACGGGATGATATCCGCGTCGGGCGTTCTCGAAGGCGTGGACCGGGGCGACGGCGTGTTCGGTTCCTTGGTTTGCAACAATCCTTCGGGAACCCCCGCACCGCTGCCGCCGAACCCAGTCAGTTGGCTAGATTACAACGGGGCTACGGGCGTAGAAAACATTGCATCGGGCGCGAATCGTGGCGACGGGGAAATAGGTACTTTAACCTGCGGCGGCTCCGCGCCCGACATCCCGAAAGATACTTGGTTAGCTTACTACGGGGTAACAGAGCAAAGCAACGTACTAAACGGCGTAGACCGTGGCGATGGTTGTTTAGGTTCGCTAGTTTGTGCTTTACCTTTCGGCACGCCCAAGAGTGCAGGGAATCCGGCCAGTTGGTTAGAGTACTACGGAGTTACGGGGGTCGAAAATGTCGCGGCGGGTGTGGATCGAGGCGACGGCGGTATAGGGACGTTAGTTTGCACCGTACCGGGTCTATCAAACGGCAATGGGCTTAACGCGCAAACAGGGGATAGCGTCGACGCAGAATCTGAACCCGACCCCGCCGGTTTATGTTTGATTGAAACCATTGTTCACGAAATAATCCCCGCGTCGGGGCGGCTCGTTTCCCAGTTGGCCGCGTCCAGGTGGGTCACGGGTATAGGTAGATTCGACGATGATAGCCCTTATTGTTCGGTTAATATCGAAGGCGGTTCGCCGGATCTTCGGACCAATACGGGCCGGATTGACCGGGAAATCGTCCGGTTTAAGCTCTACACGGAAGACAACGCGCAAGGGCGAAAAATACAAGAAACCTTGATAAACGTACTGGACGACTTAAGCTATAAATTCATAACACCGAACGGCACGCGTCAAGTTCTATTGGCCCGCGTTCAAAATAAATTTGGATTCGAAGAGCCTTCGCATATATGGCAATTTTTGACCGACGTAATTTTTTGGAGCGAAAAACGAAATGTCGATTAACGGAAAACTTGGAACAGTGACCACGGGCGGGGGTGTCGTGGTGAACGTAAAAAAATGGACCTTCGCGGGTACTGCCGAAGTTAATAAATTCAACACTAACACGAGTAACGGCGTTAAAGACGCAACGTGTGGGCCGATCGATTCCAAAGGTACGGTCGAAATCGCGATCGACCTAAACCCGGACGGGTCCGGTAGTGGTGTCCCTTGGGGTCCGGGCGAAGACGTTACGCTAAATCTTATCGCGGATAAGAACAACCCGGATTCGGCTATTTCAACGGCGGCAATTATTTCGGGGGCTCCGCTGGAAGCCGACATCGACGGCGGATCGACCCAAATGGTTGTCTATTCGTTCGAAGGGAAAGGTCCGTGGACCGCTGGCGGTGGCTTCGCTAACTACGTACCGGGCGGTTCGGCTTAACGTGACCCGCCGGCGTGACGCCCCGGACCCGTACTGAAGACCAAAACGAAAGCGATCCAATGACTACGAAAATTCAAAGAACCCAAGGGAAAGCGACGGAGACGTTAACCGTCGGCGAAAAGAAATACACTTTGTCGCCGCTTACCTTCGGGTTCTTTGGTGAAATGGAAGCCTTCGTGTGTTCATTGCGCGGTGATCCGATCGCCGTCGCGACGGAAGCGTCGGCGGAAGTTCCGGCGACGTTACAGCCGATGCTTTGGGATGCCGCAGTACGGGCGGCGGTGTACGCTAAAATCGTGCCCGCTTCGGAAATGGCGAACTTTGAGAAATCTATGGCCGGCATCGGTTGGAAGCTTTGGAAGTGCCTAGAGCCGAAGCATGGGAACGAGTTTAAAACCCATAGCGACGCGTTGGCTCTTCTAACTACGATCGGTAAAGACCGCTTCGCCGAAGTAATGGCGAAAATTTCGGTAGTAAGCGGGGAAGAAGATTTAAAAAAGTAATCTGGCTCGGCGCGTCGGATGACGACGGGGCCGGGCCGGGTTGGCCCCAAGTGTATAAAGCGCTCGCCGATAGGTACCATTGGACGCCCGACCAAGTAAACGCGTTAACGTTGTTTCAACTTGCCGTCTATCTTGACGGATACACGCTAGAACACGGGGTCGTTAAACTCCGTGGAGAGAAGCTTAAAAACTTTCTATCGCAACAGCGAAAGGCGCGGACCTAATGGCGTTTGAATTATCCGAAGCTTTCGTGTCCCTAACTAACCGGGGGTTCGATCAAACGATTACGTCGACCGACGGTGTCGAAGCTTCGTTGCGTAAAATGATGACGCAAGCCGACAGCGCGACGGAGTCGGTCGACAAAGGGTTAGTGGAAGCGATGGCCGCCGCCGCCAGCGGTATGATAGAGACGGGGGAGGCTTCGGCTAAAGCTTTCGACGGGCTCGAAAAGTCGTCGGACGGGGTACGTAAGTCGGTTAAGCAGTGGAACGAGGAAATACGCAAAGCGAAGAAAGCCGAAGAAGACGCGGCGAGCGCAGCTAAGAAAGTCGCTGAAGAAATAGCCGAAGTTGAGAAAGCGGCAAAAAAAGTCGGCGACGCCGTGGGCCAGTGGTCTATCGAGATGAACGCCGGGAAAGAAGCGGCGGGCCAGTGGTCTATCGAGATGAACGCCGCCAAAGATTCCACGAAAGAAACAAGCGACGCGGCGGGCGGCGCTGTCGACGCGATGGAAGAAGGGCAAGGCGTACTAGAAAGCTGGACGCAATCGGCTAAAGATTTCGTAAACAAACTTTCGCAAGGCGAAGGGCGATTCGCTAAGATGGCTCGGGGTGCGGGCCGTATGCTCGGCATCATCGGCGCGGTGTCCGCCGCCGCCAGCGAAGTTTATAATTGGGTTCTCCGTTGGCAAGAAGGTTCTAGCGGATTTAACGACGCGAATAAAAAAGCTTTAGAGTCGATCCAACAGATAGGGAAGCAGCAAACCCGGATAACCGAAGACGCAATACGGGACGCTAATCGCTTAAACTCTTCCAAAGAAACGCTTATCGCGCTAGAAGGAAAGTTAGCTCTTGCTCAACGAAACAACGACAGCAAGCAAAAAGCGAAACGCGAAAAAGAAGAAGCGTTGACGCCCGGTGCGCTCGGTCAATTCGCCGATGGCAAGGTCAATTCCGAACTGGCCCCCGAATTCGAACAAGCGAAAGCCGCCGCCGACGCGTCGCAAAAATCGGTCGATATGTTGGCGGCGGAGATACGCCGGTTGAAAAACGAGGGGAAAGATTTCGATTTAGGTATTGAGCAAGATCTGAAGCGCGCACGTATCCTAGCCGAAGAAGGCGAAGAAGCGTTGCGTGCGTTTGACCTAACTAAGGATCTCGGCGAAGAGCGAGCAAAAGCAGTAGCCGCCGAAGAACAAGCCCTAAAGACGCAAGAAGAGCAAAGGCGAGCCGGTGAAGCTCTAGCCGAAACGTACCGCCAACAGTTACAAACGTTGGAGTTTCAAACGATAGAACTTAACGAAGGTAAAGAAGCGGCGGCGAAAGCTCGCGACGAAGCCGCCGGTTTCGATGTGACTCAGCGGGCGCAACTCGCAAACGCTCGCGCGTTGAACGATGCCGCAACGAAAGCCGCCGCGCGACGCGATGAAAGCAAAAAACTAGCCGAAGAAGAAACCAAGAGGCAAGAAGCTTTAGGTAAATCCTTCGCGCAGCAAGTTAACGCGTTGGCAGCCAAAAACATCGCTTTGCAAAAAGGTAACGAAGCGGCGGCCCGTTTCAAAGACGAGGCCAAGGGGTTCAACGAAGAACAGCGCGAGACGTTGGCGATTCTCCGCGCAAGGAACGAAGCGCTATCGGACCTAGACGAAGCGAAAAAGAACGAAGATAAACTAACTAAAAAAGCCGACGACAGAGAAGGCCAATTCGTCGGGTTCTCCCAGTTGGCTAAATCATCTTCGCCCGTCGATAACGCACTTAAAAAGGCGCAAGAGGAAACGGCCCGCGCTACGGCGGCGCTGGCGAAACAAGCGACAACCGAAGGCATCAAGATTAAGCAAGTCGCAACGTCCGCGCCACGTGTCGATCGCCGTTTTGGTCGCGGGGCTTCGGACGGGGCGAACATTTACAAACGGCGAAGGGAAGGCTAACTAATGAGCTTTAGAGAATTGCCCGGCTCGCCTGAAGAGTCGTTCAGCGAAAGCGGCGGCCCCTCCGTGGTTCGCCGCCTTTTGGTCCCCTATGACCAGCGTATCGCGCGCGCAGCGGAGCTATCGAACACACTCTACCCTCACTTCCCCGATTGCCGAGTCGTGGCTATGGCCATCGTGCCTTTTTTCGGTGAGCAATCCGTCCCGAGCGGGCCGGAAGTACTTAACCCCGGCATCAACTCTAACGAGTACTTTAACCACGACGGGACACCTAAAGACGCTTTACTTACGGTGAACTATGGCCCGGATTTCACTAGCAAAGTTTGGAGCATCGGCAAGCCAGCTTTTCGAGAAGGTACGGAACTAAGGCACCAAATCACCGGCGGCGGTGAGTTTTACGAATTACCTTCGTCGGCTACGAAATGGGAAGCCGAAGCGGGCGCGACCCCACCAGACGGAGAGGATAGCGACGATCCGGCGGTGCTAGAGAGCAACGAAACGGTTTTACGTATTTCGAAAAACATCATTAACATCCAATGGGATTTTGTCGACGAAGTCCCCGTCGCGCGATTTGAAGAGTTAACGGGCAAAGTCAACCAAGGGATGTTTCTAAACAGCCCGCCCGAAACTATCCTCTTTAACGAATACAACGTCGAAGAATCCTTCAAGGCACAACCAATCGATCCTCACACCAACCGCGTTACTTGCGTTTTTGAGCGCCGGGCTATACCGACACCCGGCGGCATAGTCGGATGGAACCACGACTACCGAGAAGATCCCGCCGGTTGGGCTAAACTGCTGCTTGCCGACGACGAACCGCGTTACGAAACCGCCGTCTTTAACCAGATGTTCACCTAATGCGCGATCGAAAGAAACAAAAAACGAAAAACGGTTCGATTCGGCATTTCGAACTTCCCGACGAAGATTGGGAAGAAGCCGACAGCGACAACGACGACGACAACGCTTGGAAGGTTCGGGCGACGCCGGTTTATCGCACCCCGCAAGGCGGATGGAAACCGAAACCAGATTCGGCAGAACAAACGTTGTGGTTCGTGCCTGAACTAAACGGCGACGAAGACACGGACCCGAACAGCCTAACGTTCCCTACGTGGGTTACGGCGGTTTGGGATAGTCAAGCGGGCCGCTGGATTGTAACGCTAACCTCTAGCAGCCAAATAGCGACGTTTCAAGCGCCGCCGGGCGGCATTCTCCCCGCTGGGGGTTACATAGACGGTTCGGCTATTTGCCGTATGATGGTAAAGCATATAGGTATTTGGCACAAAACAGACCAATTCGAAGAAGTGTTTAACTATGACCCGAACACGATAGCGGCGTCGGGCCTTAGAATGTTAAAAGCTATGCGGGGAAGCGGCGGCGAATGGGAAGCCATCTCGGCGTTGTGTGATGATATACGACCCTTCGAAGAAGCCGACGAATTGCCCGAAGAAGATTCGACCGAAGAAGGGGGGTCTTAAGTGTGTTTTGAATTGGCAATGGGTTGCCCCGATCCGTTCGAATGCCCAGCAAGGGAGCATAACCGCAATAGGACTCCGCAATCAAGACAAGTAGTATCCGCTAATGAACTGGGTACGGGGGAGAGTGTCGGCTTCATAAGCAGTAGACACGTAACCAAAATAACGGCGGTTATCGATTACGACTTTACCGAAGGATTGGCCACGTTCACAGATCCGTTAATAACCATATTTTCAACATCGAGGCCAATAGGGTCTTACTCGTTTAGGGTATTCGACATCACCATAGTATCGGTAGGAGAGGACAGCACAAGCACCTCAGATAGTGAACCGTTCTTCTTCCAAATCGACACCATCAGCCATTACATACACGCTTTCGGCCAAACGATACCTATTCAAGCCGGCCAAAGTATTACGATTGAAAGCACTAGAAGTAACTGCACGGATCAACCGAATAATGGCGCTTTTACGACGATCACCGTTGACGGCGATGTTCACGAATTCCCCGGCGTATTCATATCACAATTCGGTAATACAAACTTCGGGAGTGTTTTCACGAACGACGCAGAAAGCATCGGTACTGTATCCGTAGGTGTTGGCGGTAGTGCCGGTGCGTGGGAAGTGACTACCGAACCTGAATTCGCGGGTTCTGCGACAGTTACGGCGGAGTACGGCCCCGCCCCAGATCTCTCTCACCCCGATTGGGTTTTAGCGGAACCGTTTACTCAACTAAGCCCAACAGAAATACAGTTCGAAGCGGGCGCGGACGGCTTCGAGATAAGCGGCCCTAATAGCCCCGCCTTAGATCAATTAGCGGTTGGCACGATAAGAGGGCTTACCCCGTGTAGCTTGTATGCCATCGACGTCGATTTAATCGCCAATAACCATAACGGGGATGACCGATTTGGGAATGCACGTTTTCTAACTGTTAGCGATTGTCGCACGTCGGTAACAACTACGCACAATACCATAGGCCGATTAGAGAACCCGGAGCTAACGCGTAGCCGTTTAATATTCTATGCCGAAGCCGATACGCATGAGATACGGATATTGTTTAACCTGCTAAATGTAGGCACGTTCACGCTAAGGAACCGAACAGCGGTGTTAGAGTTTCAACGCCCCATATTGTTGAATTCTGGTTGCGATGATCTATATGCCGTTACGTTTAACGGAACCACTAAGACGGTGGTGGCGCAAGACAACGCTTTTTTAGCTTCGACCGTAGGTTTTGATTCTGCGAAAATCTGCGGATGGAAGATTGGCCCCGTAACTATAGGGGTCCAGAAAAATGAAAGCGGCGCGGTTGAACTCGTAGCGTTTAACTCGGTTATACGTGCCGCGAATTCGGCGGCAATTGTTGCCTTCACCCTAGAAAACATAAGGCAAATATCGGGGTCGTCCGATTGGACGGGTGATTTGGTGATATCCGCCGGCGGCCCGGGTTACGCAAATCAAATCGGAGAGCCGCTTTGTATAGGGCAAGGCGGACCAATAGTGACGATAACTGAGTGCGGGAGCGACCCCACGATACCGCCGCCCGAGCCTCCGCCCGAGCCTCCGCCCGA